GGCAGCGACCGCCCCTTCAACCGCGACCGTCGTGACGACCGTCCCTCGGGCGGCTTCCGCTCCGGCGGCAACGACCGCCCGACCGGCCGCCGTGACGACCACCGCGGGGGCACCGGCACCGGCACGAGCACCGGTTCCTTCGGCCGCCGCGACGACAAGCCCCGCTGGAAGCGCAACGGCTGACCGTCGCCGCCGCTGAACTGATCGACGCGCAGGGCCCGTACAGCACTCCGGTGCCGTACGGGCCCTGCGTCGTGAACGGGCTCGTGAAGGGGACGGACACGGAAGGCCCGGACGGCCCGGGACCGGCGGCCGCGCCCCGACCGGGGCCGTGCGGGGCGCCACGGCGCTGCGGGAGGCCCCCTGACGGGAGCCACGACGCGGGCGGTGGCTTCCGGAACCGTCCGGCCCCACGCCCGCCTCCACGCCCCGGCACCGGATACCCGATCGGCTGCCGAGCCGTGTGCCGCTATGCTTCGGGGGGTGATCCATCAGGGGCCGTTAGCTCAATTGGTCAGAGCAGCGGACTTTTAATCCGTTGGTTGTGGGTTCGAGTCCCACACGGCCTACCCTTGGACCCCAGCTCAGAGCATATGCGAGCTGGGGTCCTCGCTCTTTCGGGCAGCATGCGTGAGCGCTGCTGGCCCGCTGCTGGCCCGAAAGGTCAGCGAGAACGCACAACGGCGCCCTGACCGCGTTCTGCGGTCAGGGCGCCGTTGGTACGCCTACGGGTAGATGAACCCGGCCACTCCGGGCGGTGGATTCACCGCCTCCCACGCCGCCACAAGGCTCTCGTACCGAGCGTCTACCCACTCCCGCGTCGTGGGTGAAGGCGGTGCGCTCTGAGGGGCTGTGAGCGCCGGGGCCTGGGGGAGGAACAGCAGGGTTGGCATGTCGGCTCCGTTCGTGCAGTGGCCCCCAGCATTCATGATCGAAGAAAGCCGGGTCTACCCTGCATGCAAAATGATCATGACCGGTCAGCGTGGAACCCGTGCCGCGCGTCATCCCGCCAGACCCTCGCCTCCTGGAGAGACGACGGCGGATCGCTGCCCAGATCCGGGCCGCCCGCCTGCACGCGAACCTGAGCCAGCAGGACGTCATCACCCGCACCGGTATGGACCGGTCCGCCTACCAGGACATCGAGCGCGGGCGGTCCAGCCCCCTTCTCGACAACCTGCTGCGCATCGCCGACGCGATCGGTGTCCCGCTCGCCGACCTCGTCAGGGAGTAGACCCTGCCCGCGGCCGGGGTCCGGGCAGGGGGTCAGCGGGCATGCTGGGCGCGCGCCGCGGCCAGCCGGGCGGCACGGGTCTGCTGGAGCCAGATCAGGTCCTCCAGTACCGGGTCCCGCTCGGCCGGCTTCGGTGCGGGCGGCTTCGGCTTGGCAGGACGGCTCATCGGCGGGCCTCCCGCCAGGCGCGGCCGAGCCGTATGGCGGTCACGCAGGGAGCGGTCCGGCAGGCGGCGCACTGGTAGGTGTGCCCGAGCCAGGTCTTGTACGCGGCTTCGGCGGCCGCCGCCGTCTTCGTCGTCATGACCGGTCCTTCCAGCAGGTGCGGCAGCAGCGAGGGAACCACTGGACGGAGACCCCGTGCGCGTCGAGCGGGCGGGCCCCGAGGTCGTGCGCCGCGGCGTTGGCCAGCGGGGCCGCGCACCACACGCAGTTCGCGCCGCGCTGCTGCGCGTCGGACAGCGCCACGGGATCGGGCAGCGGTAACGAACGTGCATGGGTTGCGGATAGGGATGCAGGCACAGTCATGGTCGGCTCCAGGTCAAAGGCTGGTGCCTCGACCGTAGGAGCGCAGACAGCGAACGGGGGGCAGGAATCCTGCCCCCCGCTCATCCGTTCGACATCAGGCGGCGAGCAGCCCCAGCCGCTCCGCCAGGCCCGCCGCCCGCCGCCGGCGCTCCGGCACCTTCGACTCCGTCTCTTCGAGCACGATCCGCCTCGCGTAGCCGTTGTACCGGATCGTCTCCGGCGCGGCCTCGTGCGCCCGCTCCAGCGTGGCGAGCGCCGTCTCCTGCTGGCCGTTCAGCTGGTACGCCCGAGCCTCCTCGATCCGGTGGCGGGCCAGCCGCGGGCGGGACGGAATCGCCTGCGCGTCTGCCGTGTTGGCCTGGCGCACGGACTCGCCGCCGGCCCGGAGCTCCACCGCTACCGTGACCGCGTGCGCGCCCATGATGGCCTGCGAGAAGCTCGTCACCGGGTGGTAGTAGGCCGTGGGTAGGCGTCTCGCCGTGGTCTGCGCCTTGTCCCACCACCCCCACGCCGCCCCCTTCATCCCCCGCCGGGCGGCGGTGTACCCGGCCTCGAACTGGAGCGCCCCGGCGATCGCCCGCACCCGGTCATCAGCGTCCGGAAGGAACCGCTCAAGGTAGGCCAGCGCCTCCATGGTCATGCTGTCCGCCGCGTCGAAGTGCGTGGGGCCGGAGTCGCGGTGCGCCTGCGCGGCCAGCCACGCGGCAACCCCGATGGCGTGCGGGTCCTCGGATTCCTGTGCGGCGACCATGCCGCGCTCGGCAACTCGCCACAACAGGGCACTCTCCGGCTGGTAGGCGAGGAAGAACTGCGCGAGGCTGTACGTCTCGGAAAGGACCGCCTGCGCCGCGCGCCGGTCGGCCGCCGAGTCAGCCTGCCGCACAGCGAGCTGGGCGTCCCTGATCAGACCAGGCAGAAGCTCACCGAGAACCTCACGGTGGTTCGCCGCCTGATGCCGTGCGGCCCACGCCTTCGCCAGCCGGGCCGAGAGATGCGCGGCCGGCGGAGCTTCCCTGTCGCTGCTGAGCGACAGGGTGTTGACCGCGTCTCGCACCGCCTGAAGGCGCGGGTGGCCCGGTCCGATGAAGAGGTCGACCGGGGCCGACTGGTCCCCCGTCAGGTCGGCCAGGTCGCGCACGCGCAGCAGCTCGGCGATCCGCAGCACCACGGGCAGCTTCGGCATTCCGATCTCTCCTCGCTCCACCTGCTTCACCCAGGAGGGGGACCTGCCGAGCAGGCCGGCGGTGACCGGACGACTGAGCCCGCGTCGAGTCCGGAGGATCTGCATGCGTTGACCGAATGCCATCGGGTCGGCATACGGGTCCGGGGTAGCATCAACTGGCATGGCCTTGCCCCTCTCTGTCCAGCTCGTCACTGCCAGGGTATGGGGCAAGGCCCTTTCTATGAGCCGCGTTACTGCCAGTTGATCCTTCCCGGGCATGACGAAGCGCCCCCCGCCCGGCACGTGGCCGGACAGGGGGCGGTGTGGTGTCACGGGTCAGGCGGCTGGGAGCGGGAGGTAGTTTCCGCCGAGGCGATCGACGAGCCAGTCCAGCCCGCGCGGGGTGAAGAACGTCTGTTCCACCCACTTTCCGTTGGGCGCCTCAACGAGTTTGACGTGGGCGCGGCCGGCGCGCTCGTGTTCCTGGTACGGCAGCCGCTGGTTTTGCTTCTGCAGGAAGTGAATGTCGTCGCTGCGGAGGAGTTCCATGAACTTGGTTCGGCCGAGGCCATCAGTGAGGTCGGTAACCGCGTGGGCGGCAGCGTTCATGTCGATCAGGCCGTCAGAGTTGCAGAATTGATCCCACTTGCCGGCCTTCGGCGCGGCGATCGCCAGTTTCTTCTGGGTCTCTGCGAGCTTCTCTGCGGCGGCCAGGTAGCTGCGGGCCAGGGCCAGGTGCCCCTCGGCCGAGTCCGGTACGGCGGGGGCTGCGGTGGCAAGTTCGGCCTCGCGGGTGCGGATGGCGAAGTACGTCTTCGCCCTGGCGATCTCCGGCTTGGAGGCATCCCCAGCAAGAGTGACTTGGTAGGCCCCGAATCGGGTGAGGCGAAAGTCATTGACCTCCTGCCGCCCCCAACGGCCTCCGGAGGTCACTTTACGGGCACCCGTAAAGTGATCAAGCGGGTCGAGATCGCTGTTCGAGACGGCCAACTTGGCCTTGTCGATGACCTTCTCGAACTCCTGCCACTTGCTGTAGCCACACAGCACCTGCATGTCCCGGGCGGACCATCGTTCGTCGCCGTTGTGGTCCAGGAGCATGATGCTGTCGAACGGGCTGGCCCCGCCGCTTTCGTTCCCAGCGGCAGGCGCGCTAAGGTTGATACCAGAACTCAAGGCTTTCTCCCTTGACCTCATAGCCCTCGGCGGACGCACATCCGCGCGGGGGCTGTTCTATGGCTGCTGACAGGTCGAAAGCGGCCGAACACCAGGGTAGCGGTACGTACTGACACTCCATCGGTACTTACCGTCAGGGCTGGTGCCCCTGAACGCACAGAACCGCCCCCGCCCCGGCATGTGGCCAGGGCAGGGGGCGTGGTCGTTCAGCGAATGAGGGCGAGAACACCAGCAGCAGCACCAGCCACCCCAGTCAGGGCGCCCAGCGTCGGCAGCGGCCACCGAGCACGCTCCAGCGTCCGAAGCCGCTGCTCATGGTCACCGAGGTCGGTCCGGATGTCCCGTGTGTCGTCGAGTATGCCGTCGATCTTCGACTCGATCCGGCCGACCGCCTGGGCCAAGCTCCGCACCTCCTGATACATCTGCGCCGGGGAGATGTACACCCCCGGATCCTGCGGCGTCACCACCTACACCCCCCACGGGTGGGACGCCGGGTCGGCGGTGGCCGACAGGGTCGACGCGGTCCCCGCCCGACCAAGCCGCCCGGCCACCCATCCCTTCGCGGAGGACAGGGCCAGGGCGGCCGGGGCCGCCCACCACACCGGCAGGTCGGCGAGCTCCACGACAACCAGACCGAGCGCGGCCTGCACCCCCGTCCAGCCCGCACGCTCACCGAGGTCGAGCAGCAGCTGCTTCGACACGGTCACACCCCCTTCAGCTCGGCCACGGCCGCGGCCACCGCGTCGAGGGTGGTCTGGAGCTGTTCGATCCGGCCGTGCATGTCGGGGACCTTCGCCCCGGTCTTCTTCGCCTCGGCAACGAGGGCGGCGTTCTTGTAGTCCCACCCGTCGACGGCGGCCTTGGCCTTCAGCTTGTCGACGTCGCCAGCGATCTTCTTGAGCAGGGCTTCCTGGGCAGGGGTCATGTCGGTGTCCTCCTCGGACTCGGGTGCCTCGTCGTCGGGCGACCAGGAGGCGGGGTGGGTGAGTCGTTCGGCGACGTCGGCGCGGAGGGCTGGCATGCCGAACCCGCGGGGGTCGATCTTGTCGCTGGACCACTCCAGGTGGCCGATCACACTCTTCGCGCTCCAGCCGTGCGCCCGGCACAGGGCGGCCTGGACGCGGACGATCGCGTCGTACTGGGCGGCGGGCCAGGGGTCCTTGCCGTCGCCGAGGTTCTCGCACTCCCACCCGTAGAACCGTGCGTTCCCGTCGACACCGTTGCTGTTGCCCTTGGTGGGGGGTGAGGGCCGGGTGCCGTACGACTCGGCGATGACCTGGGCAAGAACACTCGGGTCGCCGCCCCCGGCGTGGTTGGTGCGGCCCCAGCCGACCAAGTGCACCCGGCCGTCCTTCGCGATCACGCCGTGGCACAGGGGCCCGGGGAGAGCACTGTGTCCGTCCCGGCACAGGGCGACCGTGGACGCGGTGCCACGGGTCACCGAGTGGTGGACCATGCTGCCGTTGACCGGGCCCCACAACCCCTTCGAGCTCCGGTTGTGCTTGGGCCAGTTCCCGACCTCGACAACGGTGACGCCTTCGGCGCGCAACGCAGCAAGAACGGCGGCGTCGGACAGAGGAATGGCCATGGAGTCTCCAGACATGCAGAAAGCCCCGGCCAGTCGGCTCGGGGCGGGGTGGCGAGAGTGGGTCAGACGACTTCGGTGATGGTGACGAGGAGACGCGTGTACTGGCCGAACCGGCCGGCGCCGCCTGTCCCGCTGATCACGCCCTCCAACCTGAACGTGTGGGACCCGGCCGCAGGAAGTGTGCCGTTCCACACCATGGCCACCGTGTCCTGGTCCAGGGTGTCCATGGCGTGGATGGCCAGCCCGGTGCCAGCTGCCCCGTCCACAACCAGACGACCCACCATCAGGTTCGTGGCGTGCACGGTGGTGACCGCGGAGTCGAACACCCCGATGACGCTGTAAGACGCGTTCGGGGCGAGGGTGGCCAGGGTGATCGAGCATCCGGGGATCAGCTGGTACGTGGTACCTGCGGTCAGTGCTGCGGTGGCCTCCCCGATGTACGGAGTCGGCTGCATACGGGCGAGCTGCCCGGCGGTGATGATCTGGCCCGCGAGGATCGGCATGGGGGCGTCCTTCCTAAAGTGCGGCGCGCATCGGGCTGGCGAGCCGGACCCCGGACCCGGCTGTGTGCGGCTTGACGATGCCGTTGACGGAGCGGGCCACGGTGAACGTCTGGGCCAGGCCGGTGCCCGAGCAGGCGGTGACCCGCACGAGCTCCCCGCCGACCATCACGTCGAACGGGAACATCGCGGGGTAGGTGGCGGAGTCGATCCACCGGGGGCCGGGCGACGAGGTGACCGCGATGGACGTGGCCGACGCGGTGATACCGCTGGTGAGGGTGCACCCGTCGGTGTCCGGACGGCCGAGCACCGGGTCACCCACCACGCCCACGGTCCACGGCCCGGCCGGGATGCAGTTCATGGCCAGCGACCACTCGTACAGGCCGAGGACCTCGGTGTATCCGCGCATGTGCTGGTCGATGGTGCCGGGCGGCAGCCACGGCGGGGGGTTGCTGATCTGGACCCGGTCGCCGATGTCCATCGCGAGGACCTGGTCGATGAGGTGCGGCGCGGCGTGCAGCCAGACGGTGATCGTCGGGTAGCGGGCCTCGTCCCAGGTGCCCAGGTGCATGCGCCACTGGGCGTGCAGCGGCGGCTGGGCGTCGGTGGCGAGCGACAGCGTGAGGGACTCGTCGTAGGGGCCGACACCGTCCGGCGGCGGCAGGACGGACAAGGGGCCGGTCTCCAGTACCGCCCGCGCGGCCGAGCCTCCCCGTCGGGTCACGGTGACGTCGTTACGGAGGTGCTGGTCGTCCTCGATGGGCTCCAGCGGCGGCGGCACCTCCCCCCGCGCCCGGTAGTCCAGGGCCAGGGCCACCCGCTGGTTGTACAGCGTGGCCCGGTCCCGGTACACCAGCGCCGTCTCGTCACGCCGCTCGTACAGGATCCCGCCGTCGGTCTCCGCGCACTCCTCCAGCAGAGCGAGGTAGGTGTCCGGGCGCTGCGGGCCCATGGCCTCCGACAGTTGGGTGGTGTCGCCGTCGATCCACGTCAGGGCCACCTGGTCGGGTTCCTCGGCGGCCAGCCGCGCCAGGCGGGTCAACGCGGTTTCGCCGAGGAAACCGTCGTCGGCCCCGGCGAAAATCTCACTGCCGGGCGGCGACGTGACCAGTACCCCGGTGGCCGGAACGTCGAACACCGCCAAGTGCCCTATGGCCATGTCCGCGAGGTCCTGGCCGTAGGCGCCGCGCACCCCCACCACCGCTCCCTGCGCCCCGGTGAACACCGTGCGGGAGATCCAGCGGGAGTTCGTCGCGATGTCCCGCCAACTGACGTACAGGTACGTCGAGCCCCCGCTCGCCGCGGTGTAGATGGCGAGGCGGTTCCACTTCCCGGTGAAGTCGGCCAAGGCGCCCGCGTTGGAGTAGACGAAGAACGCGAGGACTTCGCCGGCCGAGTCCCTCGCCTCGATCCGCACTCCGGACGGTGACGCGTAGACGGACGCGGTCCGCATCACCGACCCGGCCACGTCGACGGACAGGACCTCCGTCTGGAGGGTGGGCATCTGCGGCAGGTAGTAGACGGCCTCGACCTGCCAGCCCTGGGCGGTGCTGCGCGGGACCGTGGCCTGGAACGAGCACGGGTTGCCCGTCTTGGGCAGCGGGCTGCTGCCGCCGAGCGAGTCGTCTGCGGCGAAGTCGAAACCGGGCATCTGCACCGACACAACCCCGGGCAGCGGGGAGTACGCGGCCGTGGCGGTGTCGCCGTCCTCCATCGGCCAGTACGCGATCAGGTGCGGGTCGGAGGGGATCCGGCGCCGCAACGTGCTGTCAAGGGCCTTCTTGCCCTGGCCCATGCGGCGGGTCACCCCGGACGCCTCGATCGGCACCCACACGTCGGCGCCGGACACGTCCCACCGCGACGGCCAGGAGCTGACCTCCCCGTGGAACCGGTACTCCCGATCCGAGACGCGGGCCCCGACGCCGAGAGTCCAGGCGCGGCCGGCGCTGTCGGTCCACGCGGTGGTGCCCTCGGTCAGGGCCCGCATGTCCGGGGCGGCCACGACCGTGCCGCCGATCCCGGACCGGACCTCGGCCCGGTGGACCCGCCCGGCGACCGGGGTGACCCCGGACGCAGCGATCGGCGCGACCTCCAGCGGGGTCGTCCCCGCGTAGACGCTCGTGACACCGGCCGCGCCGACCGGGTCCCCGACCTGCGCCCACGGCCCGGCCAGCGACGGCGCCCAGTAGAACGTCGCGGTGAAGCCCCCGCTGCCGTTGTTCACGTCGAGGACCGCGCGGACCGCGGCCCGGCGCGGCAGGGCGGGCAGCACCACCTGCGCGAACAGGGAGTCAGCTCCGGTTGTTGACCAGTTGAGGATCAGGAACCCGTCGAGGATCCGCAGCAGGTAGCTGCGCTGGTTGGTCGCGGAGTTCCACCGGCCGAGCAGCGCCTGGGACGTTGACGACGTCCAGTCGGTGGTCGCCTCGGCCCGGAGGTCCAGGTCGCCGGTGATACGGAGCGGCGCGGCGTCCGGGGTACGGGCGTAGGAGGCGGTACTGCCCGCCAGTTGGAGGTAGGACTCCGGGCCCTTCACGGACACCCTGATCGGGGTGTTGCGGCCGATCAGCCCGTAGTACGGGGACAGCGGGTTCCGCGGCGAGTAGCGGCCGTGCCGGTTGTTGAGGGTCAGGGAGCACGACGAAGGCTCCAGCGAGGACGACTCGTCGGCGGCCCCGCGGGTGATGGTGATCGGGTCGCGGGTGTAGACGTCCGTGCTGACGTCCGTCCACCCGCCGATCAGGAGTTCCGTCCGCACGTCCAGGGGTGTCTGCGGAAACGCCAGCGCCATCAGTTGACCTCTTTTCCGTAGCCGAATGTCTTCTGCACGCTGCCGCGGCCGTCCTCCCGGACGATCGTGCGGATGAGTTTTTTGACCTCGTCGCGCCCGGAGATCTCGATCCGCACCGTCTGGGTACCGCCCGACGTGAGCAGCGGCGCCCCGGAGGGTGTGGGTGCCATCTGGTGGCCGGTCGCCTGGGCTTGGTTGGTGGCGGGGCCGGGCCGCACGATGTCGGCCATGGCCTGGTCGAGCCTGGTGCGGCCGTCGTCCATGCCCTCGATGATTCCGGCGGGGACCATGGATCCGACCTCGTCCGCCATCAGGCGGCTGGGCGAGTGGATGCCCAGCGCCTTCTTGATGCTGGACGCCATGCCCTTCGCGAGGGCCCCCATCTGCTTCTCGATGGCCTTCTGCTGCGACTTGAGGCCCTTCACCAGGCCCTGGGCTGCCTGGATCCCCGCCCCGTACATGGCGGTCCCGGCGGTGGCCCCGGCCTGGTCGGCGGCCCCGACGAGGGCGGCCTGGGTGTTGTTGATCTGGGTGATCTGCCCCTTGGACGCCATGGCCAGCGCGGCGGCCGCGCTGGATCCCTGCTCGACCCCGGCCTGGGCGATCTGCGCGATCAGGTCGGAGCGGACGCCCTTCTTGCGGAGCGTCGCGAGCTGGGCGGCGAACGTCTTGGCCTGCTGCATCTTCTGCTGGAGGTTGGCCAGGATCGTCTGCGCCGAGACCGGCCCGTTGGCGTTGTTCGCGGTGATGTTCGCCGAGTCCAGGACGCCCTTCTTCACGTCCGCGGCGAGCTTGTCGCGGGCCTTGATCTGGTCGGCCAGGCTCTTCGTCGCCGTCTTCAGCCGGGCGGCCACCTTCACTTCCTGGTTGGCCAGCGCCACCAGCTGCTTCGAGCGGGTGGACACCATCTTGAGTGCGGCGGTGCGCTTCTTGCCCGGGGCCATGCTGTCCCGGACGATCCCGGCGACCTTCGTCGCGGCGGCCCGCACCTGCTTCGCCGACCCCATGAGCCCGTCGGCCAGGCCCCGGCCGATCCACGCACCCTGCGCGGCCGTGACCTTCGAGGGGCTGGCGATGCCCAAGGCCTTCGCGATCGGCCCAGGCACGACCGACTTGGCCCAGCCCAGGATCTTGCCCTTGAGCCAGCCGCCCATGCCGAGGATGCCCTGCCACAGGCCGGACACGACGTCGCGGCCCTTCTGGACCAGGAGCGCCGCCATGTCGCCGAGGGCGCCACGGATCTGGCCGGGGAGGCCGCGCACGTAGGAGACGAGGCCCGTGACCTTCGCCGCGACGCCGGCGCGCAGCCGGTCCCACCGCTGGAGGGCGCCCGCGATGAAGTTCGCGACGGTCGTGACGATCGCCGTTCCGATCGCGCTGATCTTGCCCCAGACCCAGTCCCACGCTGCTGCCGTCTTCGTCTTGATCAGGTCCCAGTTCGCGACGATCAGCACCACGAGGGCGATCACTGCGGCGATGACCCAGCCGATCGGGCCCATGGCGATCAGCCACTGTGCGGCCATCACAGCCGCCCACGCGACCGCGCGGGCCGCCATCATCAGGAACTGCGCGGCAGCGGTGATCGCCGCCCGCACCACCGCGGCGATCCACGTCCCGATCCCGACGAGGGCACTGCCCACCCACGCCGCGCTGGTCGTCGCGGCGGAGGCCACCGCACCGGCGGCGATGCGGAGGTAGGCCATCAGGCCGACCGCCATCATCCGCGTCCACCCGGCAATGGCCCGATAGGTTGCCGAGTTCTGGACGTTCGTCGCGGCGGTGGAGAGCGCCGTGTAGGTGGCGTACACCTTCTGTGCGGCGCCGACCGTCATGACGACCCCGGCCAGGACGCCGAGGGTGGACAGCAGCGGCAGGACGGCCCCCTGGTTGGCCATCCCGAAGTCCACGAACCCTGCGCCGACCTCGGCGAGCTTGGTCATCGCGGTGTTCTTGAACTTGGTGAGCTTCTGGGTGGCGGTGCCCTCGACCCGGTCGACCATGTCCTGGGTGGACCCGGCCGCGTCCTCCAGGCCGAGCGCGGCGAACCCGCCCGCCTTGCCCAGGCCGATCAGCGAGGCCTTCGCGTCCTCACCGGGGCCGCCCATCAGTGCGGCGGACAGCCGGGTGGCGTCGGTCTGGTTCTTCACCTTGGACAGGGCGATGGCGATCTGGTCGAACGCCTGGGTGCCCTTGCCCTTGTTGATCTTCGCCTGAATGTCCTCGACGTCTAGGCCGAGCTCCTTCAGGGGTTCCTTCACCGCGTCCGTGTCGGCGATACGGAGGTTGAACTCCTTGATCGAGTCGCCGAGCCGGTCGATCTGGAACAGGGGGTTGCGGGCCGCTTCGGTGAGCGCCCCCATCATCTGCGGGCCGGTGACACCCAGCTCCTGGAAGAAACCGCTGTACTCGGTGACCAGGGCGGGAACCTCCGCAGCCATGCCCGCGGGCAGCTTCTGCGCGGCGGCGGTGATCAGGTCGAACGCCTCGGTGCCGTCCTTCGCCAGGCCCGACTTCATCAGCGCGCCGGCGGCCTGCGTGGCCTCGTTCAGGTCGAACTCGAACGTGTCGGACAGCACGTGCGCCTGGGTGGTGAGCTTCTGGAGCTCGGCGCTGCTGACGTCGCCGACATCGACCATGGATGAGGCGACCCCGCGCAGCGCGATGGCGGCCTCGTCCACGTTCTCGGTGAACCCGGACGCGAACACCGCCCCGGTCACACCCCCGATCCGGGCGGCCTCGGCCTCGTTCAGGTTGAGCTGGTTGGCGAGCTTCGCGTTCGTGCCCTCCATGGACAGGGCCCCGGCCACACCGACACCGAGAGCCGTACCGATACCGGCGCCGATCGTCGCCGCGGCGGTCCCCATCCGCTCGCCCATCCGCTCGACCACACCGGACGCACGGTCCCGGGCAACGAGGTTGAAGACCAGAGAGGTGTCAGCCACGTCGGCCCCCTCTCTGATCACGTGTTCAGTTCTTGGCGGCCTCTTCGGTGGCCTTCTCGTACTGGTCGAGCCAGCCCAGGACCGCGTCGGTCTCCTCGACCGTCATCAGCCGCCACTCCCACGGCCGGACCCCCAGCAGGTGGGCCGCGTTGCCGAGGTGAGCTACTCGGCGATCGGCAGCTGGGCTTTTCCCTCGGTCTCGGTGTCATCGAAGGCGTCCTCGATGTGCCGGTCGATCGCGGCCAGGGAGGCGGCCAGCTCATCGCCGTGGAGGGACTCCAGCATGTTCTCCCGCATCGACTCGAACTCCTGCTTCGAGTACTCCAGCTTGAGCTCGTCCCACGCGAAATCAACGTCCTCGAACCGGGTCTTCGGGTGGTCGCGCCGCAGGTAGGTGAACAGCAACGCCCTGCGGCACAGGCTGTTGCCCTGCAACACGTCCTGGGTGAACTGGGCGAAGTTCCGGCCGGTGCGCCGCTCGATGTCCTCCCGCTCCACGGACATGAGCTTCTTCGGGTTGTAGCGCCACCGGGTCGGCTCGGCGTCGCCCTCGCGCTTGAGCACCAGGTACATGAGTGTCCTTCCTATCGGGCCCGCGCCGCCAGGCGCCGGGCCATGTCTTCCATCGCGGTGTGCACCGCAGCCAGGTGGCGGGCGGAGTCGTTCTCGAATGCCTCGTCGAACCACTGCCGCTTACCGGTCTGGGTTCGCCAGGGCTCGTGCCCGTAGCTGAGGGTGCGCCACCCGCCGTCGCGGCGGTTGGTGCGCTTCGGGGCGTTGGTGAACCCGCGCAGGCCAGGTGTCTTGAAGGCCTTCACGCGAGCCCCGGTCCAGCGGCCGCCGAGCTTCACCTCGGGGCGGATCTTCTTCGCGATCCCGGACCGGAGCCCAGGCCCCATGCCGGTGCCGGCCGAGGGCATCGACATGATCGCGGACTTGGCCATCGCCGCCCCGGGCCGGAGCGCGTCGCGCATGGTCTTCGCGAGCTCCTTGCGCAGAAGCTTGCCGTCCTCCTCGCGGCGGATCGCCCGGACCAGGGCGTCCAGCCCCTCGTGCGTGACCGTGAGGTCGAACGGCGGACCGGTCGCCATCAGGCGGTCGTGCGGACCACGGCTCCCGACGTCGGGTAGCCGACCGACACGGAGGCCTCGTCGCCGACGGAGCCCTCGATGGGGTTCCACCCGTTGATCAGGACCGACCCGGTCCACTCCGGGTTGGAGACGGACTTGGGCGCGGCGTCGAGCCGCACCACGAACGGGACGACGGACCCCAACAGCGGCCACATGATGCTGTCGATCTTCGTCGCGGCGACGTCCTGGAGGAACTCCAGCCCGAGCTCACCCGACTTGAGCCCACCAAGGACCTCCTTCCAGCCGAGGGACGCGTAGGTGGTGACGTCCTTGTCCTCGACCTCGACCGTCACCTCGCACTTGCGGGCGTAGGCGGAGAGGTCGTTACCGCCGAGGCTGACGTGAGCGGCCAGCAGCACCATCTTGGGCATGGGGGATCACCTGATTCCGAGAGAGACAGCGAACATGAAGCTGGGGCTGGTGCCGGTCACCGTCCAGGCGATCCGGTAGTGGGTGTCCGTGATGGCGAGACCGTCGGTACGCACGGCCTGGCCGCCCGGGGCGCCGGCCGCGGTGAACGCGGCGCGGGTGACGGGGGCGGCGAAGTCGGCGGCGGCGTCGGACTCGACCGTCACGGTGAGGGACGGGGTGGCCGTGCCTGCCACGGACAGGACGTGCAGGGCGGCGTACAGCCGCTTCCCGGCGGGGACAGCGCCGAGGGCGAGGGCGGTGCCGGTGCCGTCCGCAGTACGGGCCAGACCGGGCGCATGGGCGATCTGCCCGCGCACCAGCGGCCACGACGACTTGACGGTCCCGGACCAGGGGGCGATCTCCCCGACGGCGTCACCCGCCTTGTAGTCGGCGCGCATGCCCTGCACCAGGTAGGCCAGGGCGCCGACCACGGAATCGGCGGGGCACACGGTGTAGGGGCCGACGCCGCCGAGGTCTGCCCAGGACGCGTCATCGACCCGGGACGGGTCCCCGGCCTCCCACTGGCCCTCGGCGGAGATCTCCGCCGACCCGAGCCCGCCCAGGACTTCCTTCCACCCGCCAGAGCGGTAGTTGGTGGCGTCCTTGTCCTCGATCTCGCTGGTCAGCTCGATCTTGTTGGAGGCGCCGGACAGATCCGCGCCCGGTGCGAACAGCCTGGCGTCGAGCAGCACGAACTTGCCCACGGCTACCCCTCTCCGATGATCTTGATGATGAGTTCGGCGCCGACGTAGTCGGTGCCCGCGTGCTCGTACCAGCGGTAGCCCTGCATCCGCATCACGTGCAGGTCGTGGGCCAGGCCGCCGAGCGCGTACTCGCCGGGGGCGCCGCGCGCCGCCTCGATCGCCTGCTTCAGGGAGGCGGGGCCGGAGCCTGCCAGCAGACTGTCCAACGTCCGCTGGGAAGCGCGGTCATCGGCGCGGCCGACCAGGACCCGGCACGTCAGTTCCACCACGTCCAGGCCCCTGCTCATGGCCTTGTCGTAGTCGACGGTGTACTCCCCGCAGAAGAAGTGCGGGGCCACCACGGCATCGGGTACGTACCCGGTGCAGGTCAGCTTCCCGATTCCTTCGGGCAGGGTCACCAAGCGGGCCGCGTCCGCGATGGCGTTGCGGATTGCTGATGCCTCCATGCCGCCCCCTACCCGAAGCCTGGTCGGATGAAGTGCTCGATCAGCGCCCACACGTCCGGGTCCCGCCGCGACAGCCGGACCACGCCCCACTCGGCGGACCCGGTCACACCCTCCGGGCTGTCCTTGCGCCGGAAGAGGCGGGCGGCCTGGATGAGCGTCGCCTCGGTGATCTCGTCCGGCATCGCAGGCCACCCCCACCGGGCGGTGACGCGGGCGCGCGGGCCGCCGCCCCACCCGCCCGCGGCCAGGGCCAGTGCGGTAATGGGGCGGCCCCGGACGAGCGCGTTGTCCGGGGCGGTGTCGTAGCCGGTGAGTGCCGTCCATGAGTTCCCGCTGCCGGTCTCCACGACGGTGGGGGTGGACCCGGCGTCGTCGATCAGGAGGCGGGCCCCGCTGTCTCCGCGCACCACGTTCCCCGCGAGCGTGAACGTGCGGGCCGACGGCTCGTCGTCCAGCCAGAAGCGCCGCCCCGTCGCCGTGTCGATGCCCCGGGACGCGGCGGCCAGGGCACCGTCGAGCAGCGTGTCCCGGGTGTCGTCGTCCGTCTCGATCGCGAGGCGCAGTTTCAGTGCCGCCCGGGTGGCGTACTCGTTGGCCACGGCCTACTCCTCGGCCGTGGGCGTCTTCCGGGGCCGCCCTCGGCCGCGCTTGGTCTCGGCCGGCGCGGTGGCAGTCTCGGGGGCCGGGGCCTTGGTGTCCTCGGACGCCGGGGGCGTCGCGGTCTCCTCGGCGGGCGGGCCGTCCGAGACTTCCTCGGCGATGCCGGACGCACACAGGTGCTGTGCCTCGCCGGTCGGGATGTCGGCGATCTGCCCGACAGGCGGCCACGGCTGCCCGTTACGCAGGCCGGACATGGCGATCTTCATGCGGATACGCATGGTGTTCCCTTCAGGAGCGGGCGACCGGCGCGAACCGGGGTGCGGTCAGCAGGAAGTGGCAGCCGACGATGCCGCCGTCCGTCGCGCCGGACGTCACGACGACCGCGCGCAGGTACCGGCGGGTCAGACCGATACCGACCTCGAACACGGTGTCGTCGTTCGCGGCGACGACAGTGGGTGCCGTGCCCTGGAGCAGTCCGGCAGCAACGGTGGTCCAGCCGGATGAACCGGTCTCGGAGTCCTGGATGGCCACCGCGTGGGAGCCGTCCGTGATGACTCCGGTGGACACGACGAGCATGGCGTTCTGCATGCCGCCGTTCACGCCCCGGTCGACCGCCGTGCCGTTCAGCGTTCCGTTGGTGGCGATGGCCGGGGCCAGCGACACCTTGGTCAGGGTTCTGTCGTACAGGGTCACAGGTCCTCCTGTGCCAGGGCGGGGCCGGGCTCGCGGTGAGTCCGGCCCCGTCGGGTGGGTGTGGTCAGGAGGCCCCGCCGGTGAAGGTCTTCACCGCGCCGGTCAGGTCGACGAGGGCCGCGTCCGCGCGCATCAGCGCCCGGAACGTGACCATGTCGGAGTCGAACGCGAAGTCCTCGGACCGCTCGAAGCGGATGCCGCCGGCCATGCGGACGAAGTACTGAGAGAAGTCACCGAAGATGACGGACTCTGCGGACAGGCCGATGGCCGGGACGTTCGGGTCGGTGAGGACCGGCTTGCCGAGGATCGTGTCGGGCTGGCCCACGATCACCGAGGGCTGCCAGATGTACTGGCCCTCATCGGTCTTGATCTTCCGGATGGTGCCCGCGGTCGCGTCGGCCATCATCCACTGGCAGGCGGCGCTCTTGCGGTACGGGCTGATGACCGAGTGGAACAGGTCGATCAGCAGATCCGCGCCCTGCCCGACGGTGCCCTGGGATCCGAAGCCGCCGGTGACTCCGGTCGGCCCGGTCGCCCCGGCGGTGGCGTCGGTGATGATGCCGCGGGGCTGCGCCGATCCGCTGCCGGTGATGGCGTGGGCACCGAACGCGTTGCCGAGCGCGCGCCCGGTCTGCATCGCGAGGTAGCCCTCCAGGTCGACCCCGGTGTCGGTGACCAGCTCGCGCGACACCTTGATCAGGTTGCCGTACTTGTACGCCCCGAGGGTGACCATCCCGAACGCCGGGTCGGACGAGCCGATCGTGCCGGACTCGGCGACGATCGCCGCCGAGGAGTGCGCGGTGGTCTTCGGGATTTCCAGCGCCTCGCCGGAGGAGGTGTTGAGGATCGTCGCCCCGGCGTCGAGGATCGAGCTGGTCTCGATCAGGTGCGCGACGAGCCGGTCGTAGAACGACGTCGGCACCGTGTTGCCGCCCGCGCCGCCCGTGGCCTTGGACAGGGCACGGAAGTTCACCGGCCCCTGCGGGCGCACGTCGAAGAACCGGGGGCCGTCGCCGGTCAGGAACTTCCGGAGCTCGTCGGCTCCGATGTCTCCACTGACGCCGCCCTTGCCGCGCGGCTCGCCGCGCAGCTTGGCCATGGCGTCCTCGGCGTCCTTCGCCCGCTGCTCGCCGTCGACCACGGCCTTGATCCGCTTGTCGAGCGCGTCGAGCTCCGCGTTGAGCGACGTCCAGGTGGACTCCTCCTCGCCGGAGAAGTTCCTGTTCTCGTCAGCCGCCTTGTCGGCGAGCGCCTTGGCCTGCTCCCACACGTTCATACGCCGATCGCGCAGGGCCTTCGCAACCTCGGACATGGTCCGACTCCTTACTGATGATGGGGTGAGTGCCCGAGGTGGCTGTCGGCCTGCCTCGAAATGCAGAAAGCCCGCGCAGAGGCGGGCGGGGTGATGCGGGAAGGGGTGGCTGTCGGCCTGCCCCAGGGCTGTCAGGTGTACGGGTCCTGCTTGCGGGCCAGCAGCGCCATCCGGGCGGCTGCCCCGAGGGTCTGCTTACGCGGCGCCTGCGGCCCATCGGTCCGGACGAAGAACTTGCGGAGCTCGTCCTGCCGGGCGAGGCTCCGCACCTCCTCGATGTCGGCCCCGACGTGCGCGGCCAGCGACCGGAGACCGGCCGAACTGTCCGGGTAGGCGGGGATGTTGACCGGGGCGACGTCGACCAGCTGGGCGGCCAGCAGGGTCCGCTTCGGGAACCCCTGGTCGGTCATGCCCCAGTCGTCCTCCACCGTGCGGAACGCGAAACTCGACTTGCGGACATCGCCGCGGGAGACGAGCTCCAGGATGTCGGCTCGGGCCTGCGGCGGATCGACGTCGTACATCAGCCCGGTGTCGTCCAGCAGGAGGCGCAGCGTGCCGCCGGCCACCGTGCCGAGGAGCATGTTGTCGTCGTGGTTGTAGCGGGCGATGACGTCCGGCCAGCCGTCACCCCGGCTCTTGTTGAACGCGCGGCTGTCGACGACCTCGACGAACCCGCCGAGGTTCGACGACTCGCGGTTGAAGACGGCTGCATAGCCGTTGATGGTGCGCTGCTCCTGGGCGGCCCGCAGCTCGACGGGCACCGCTGTGTAGCGCCTCTCCAGGTCGGCCACGGTAGGCCTCCTCACGGATTGGGGTTGGGGTCGTCCGGCCCGGGGGCCGGATCGCTTGTAGGTCCGCCGAGCATCGACACCGGCAGGTACGGCTGCCCCTGCCCGTCCGGCAGCGGCGGCAGGTCTTCCAGCGCCCGGATCTCGTCCCGGTTACGCCACCCGTCCTCCAGCGCCTGGTGATGCGCCTGGTACCGGGTCATCAAGTCGACGCGGATCATCGCGTCCACGTTGAACTTCACGAACTCGCGGCCTGGCATCAGCGCGGACAGCTTCGCCTCCAGCCGGGCGAGCCACGGGCGCAACGTGAACCCGACGAAGTTGATCGCGTTCTGCTCCACGTTCGCGTAGGTCATCGACCCGCCGGAGTCGCCGCCCACCATCTCCGGCGGCACACCGTAGATCGCCGCGATCTGAGAGGCGTTCAGCCGCATCGTCTCGATGAACTGCGACTCTTCCGGGTTGACCTTCAACGCGGTGAAGTCCCAGTCGCTGCCGTAGACCAGCGGCTTCCGCGCGCGCACACGGGCGGCCAGCCGGTCACTGATCTCCTCGGCCTCATCCGGGTTGATCGTCTTCCCGGAGTTCTTCATCACCGCCGGAGGCGTGCCCCCGTTGTCGAACCAGGACAGCCCGTACTCCGTGGCGGACAGCCCCACCCCGATCGTGCGGGCGAACACCTGCACCGGCGACAGGCCAACGACCCTGCCGGGCAGGGCCACCCACGGGATGTGGACGATCTGCTCAGCGGGAACGATCTGGCCCTGCCAGTAGAAGACGGGCAGCGTCGGGCGCAGCTCGTCCACCCACACGTCGTCCGGGTTCAACCACTCGATCGACGTCGGAAACCCGAAGTCGTCGCGGGCGGTGATGAGCCCGTAGGCGTTGCCCCGTAGCGCGAGAGACACGACCGCCTTGTGCAGCCACTCGAAGAGGTTGTCCCGCGCCGCCGGCTCGAACAGCAGCGAGGGGACGAACGTGAGGATCTCCCGCGACCCGCCGTTGCGTCGGTAGGTCTGCACCGGCAGCGACGCGATCGAGTCGGCGAGGATCCGCACGCACGCGAACAGGGGGATCAGGGCGACCGCCCGCTCGGGCGAGACCGACCCCATCCCGGATCCGCCGCCGCCCCACGGCAGCGACGTGATGGCCCGCTTACTGACCCCGCCCAGCCACCGAAACGGCCGCGCCAGGACACGCCCCATCTGCCGCCACCCGCTTACCGCAGGCGGCGGACCACCGGCGTAGTACACCCCGTCGGGGCCAAGAGTTGGGCCCACCACAGATCCCTCCTCACAGCACCGAGCTGCTCGTGTCGTAGTCGTCCAGTACGGCCGGCCCCTTGGCCAGCAGCGCCCACCGGGCGATCGTCACCGCGAAGAACGGCGACACATCGGCCAGGGACTTCGTGCGGTCCAGCGTCCACGCGTCTCCGACCCGGCGCGTCCGCGCCCCGTTCACCGCGGCGGTCAGGGGCGCCTGCTCGACGTGGGCCAGCAGGCCCTGGGTCATGGCGTCGGCCATCTGCCCGCACGCCTCGACGATGTCGTTCGTTCGCAGCACCGCCAGATGCCCGCGGTGCGGATGCTCCTTGTCCGCCGGGGCGGTGATCCCGGCCTTCACCAGGTCGTCGATCAGCGACCCGGCCGGGGCCCCGGACGACGCGATGGCGACCAGCAGCGGGTTCCGGGCCTTCTTCAGCCGGACCAGCGCGGGCACCACCCACGCGGTCCCGCCGCGGCGGTCCACCAGCTCCACATGGACCCGCCCGTCGGCACGGACCGACGCCACACCGATCGAGGCGTGCGCCCGGTCCTGGGACACGTCGACCGTGAACACCACATCCCCGCCCGCCGTGCTGCCCGCGTCGGCCAGGCCGGGCCACGAGCCCTTTGGGACGTTCGGGTCGGTGGGCGGTGTCGCCTTCCGAGTCCGGTTCAGATAGGCCCGGTCGAACTCGGCCGGGTCCAGCTTCTCCAGCTCCGCACGGATGATGTCCTCGGTCACCGTGTGCCCCAGCGCCGGGAGCGTTGCCCGCCACGTCGCCGGGTCGTCCCGGGGCATGTCGTCCGGGGCGTACCACTCGAAGTACGCCACGGACGGGCGCTCGCCGGTCTCCCACAACCGCTCGATGTGCTCCCGGCCCGCGGCCCGCTTCTTGTTCAGCCACACGGACTTCTCCGTGCCACCCGCCGAGGCCCACCACAACTGCGCCATGGGCCGGGTCAGCATCGCCGGGCTGAACGCCTGCTCCAGCCGGTCGTCCTCGTGGGCGAACGCCTCGTCGATGACGCCGAGATCGAGCGGCGGCCCGTGCCCGGCCTTCTCCGTGTTCGCGGTGATGCCCATCAGGGAGCGCGTCGCCCGCCAGATGATCGCCTCGTTGCCGTTCGACTTGCGGACCCGGATCCGCTTCGCCAGCGGAGACGCCAGGATCGTCTCGGCGAACTCGTCCTCCCACCGGGTGCGGGCCATGCCGCGGGTCTGCGCCGCGTACACCACCCGCTGTCGCGGCCACGCCGCGATCCGGTGGACCTGCACGCCGAGGATCTGCTGCGTCTTGCCCTGCTGACGGCTGACGCTCAGGCCCACCTCGCGGTGAGCGAACCGGCCCGTGGCAGGGTCGATCTCCAGCGCGACGTCCATCACGTACTTCTGCCACGGCATCGGAGGGAACCCGAGCCGCGTCATCACCGCCCACGCCTTCGGGCCCAGGCTCGGGAACTCCGGCCGGCGCGGGGTGCCCCAGCGCGGCGGGCACGTCAGCCCGTACAGGTCCAGGCACTGCGCGGCGAACTCCGGTGGCGGCGCCCACGTCTCAGACGGCTCCGAGGTCACCGAGGTCGTCGTCATCGTCATCGTCCACGGCCCGCCCCTTCACCAGCGCGGCCACCGTGGCCCGCAACTCCCTCGCCAACTGCGGCAGGGTCCGCGGATCGTTCGGCACCTGCACCGTCGCCCCGCACTCCTCGCACGCCACCGGCCGCATCCCGTCCATCTGCCGGGCCAGCCGGAACGCAACCGCAGCGTGAGTCGGCTCCATGTCCTGGAGATCACCCAGGGCCTCGATGTCGTCGGCCAACGCCGCCTCCACCGGCCCCGCGTCATCCGACCGGGCAGGAACCGCAGCAGCAACGGGCGCCGGGGCGGCAGGGGCGAGCGGCAGCAAGGCCACCACCGACACCCCCAGGACGTCCGCCACGGTCACCAGGTCGTCGATGTCGATGCGCCGGGTCCCGGCCTCCATGCGGCTGACGATCGGCTGCGACACCTGGCGGCCGGCCACCGACAGCCGCTCGGCCAGACCCTGCTGGTCCCACCCGCGGGCCTCCCGCAACCGGGCAATCGCCAGGCCCGCGTACACGCCGGCCTCGCCGATCTCCAGCGGTCTGGCTGCCATGGCATACCTCCCGCCGTCCGGGTGTCAGGGATCGCATACGGGCTGGTCAGGGCCGGGGGGAGAAAATAAAAGCTGGGCGCGGGGCTGGGAAGAGGCCTCCTCAAAAAATCTTGGAGCTCCGGGCCTCTCACCTGCGCTGATTCGACCTGATCAGGTCCCGCCGTGCTGGCGGGTGAGGTCCGCGAGGCTGGGCAGGTCGGCCTGCGGTGTCCATCCGGTGGTGAAGCCGCAGTTGCAGGCGACGAGGGAGATCCCGGTCTTGCGGTGCTCTGCCCAGCCGTCGGAGCCTCGGCGCGTCTCGATCTGCGTGCGGATGGTCAGCTGGTGATCGGTCCGCCACTGGGCGCCCTCAGGAGGTGCGACGTGCATGGGGGTTTCGCGCTGCTCGCTTGCGGGGCCGGTGCCGTCGTCGTTGAGGTAGAGGTGTCCGTCGCGTCGGAGGAGCGTGGTGTATCGGATGACCGGTGCGCCGTCGTTGTCGGTGCCGATGTCGATCTGGCTGCCGAGTGGTACGTCGCCTGGGTCGATGCCGTTGGCGGTGAGCCACGCTGCGATCTCTTCGCGTGGGTGGTCCAGGCTGATGACCATGGGGCTCCTTCAGGCGTACCAGTCGCGTGAGGTGTTGAGGCGGGGCGCCTGGGTGCTGGCGCCCTTGGTCCCGTTGCAGTTGCGGCCGCAGGTGGGGCAGCGGTTCACGCCGTGTGCGGGGGCCCAGTTGTCCTGGTCCCTCGGGTCGGCTCCGGCGGCGACGGGGGTGACGTGGTCCACGACGTCGGCGGCGGGGTGGCCGCAGAGGTGGCAGATGTCGGAGGCGGCGAGGAAGGCGGCGCGGGCCTTGCGGTAGCCGTAGGCGGTGAGGTCGGTGCGTCCGGCCATGGCCACCTCCGAGCATGCCGAGGCCCGGCGGTGCGCTGGGCACGGCCGGGCCGTGGTGGATGCGGCTACTGGTTGCGTCGGCGGAAGAGACAGACGAGGGCGATGCGTTCGCCGGTGAGCGCCTTGCCTTCGGCGGCGGCCATGTTCTGGAGCATCCACCCGGCGGACTCAACGGCTTGGATCTGGTCGGCGATGCCGGTCATGGGCGCGGTGGCCTTGCTGTTGGTGGTGGCCTCGATGAACTTGTAGACGAGGACGTAGTCGCCCTTGTTGTAGGCCTCGCGTGCCCGCTTGCCGGCCTCCTGCGCCTTGGCGTCGTTCATGAACCCCATGTGGTCCCCCCTGGGTGGTGGTGAAGGGGCCACGCTGCCACATGTGGGGGTGGGGTGAAGGCGGGGTGACTGTCCTGTGACATGACGAAGCCCCCGTGGTGGCGGGGGCTGGGGAAGAGGCGGGGGGAACGTTCGCCGTTTCTGCCTTTACCTTCAAGGTATGGGAAACATCTACAGCTCAGCAGAGCTTAAGCAGCTGAAGCCTCCGCCGTGCCCGAAGTGCGGCACTCCGGCCGTTGCCAAGCCTTACGAGGTAACCGGCGGCTGGGACACGGAGCGGTCGTTCACCGTTGAGTGGCGATGCCCGGTGAGGGGGTGTACTGGCCAGTGAAAGCGACGAGAGCCTCTACCGGTGTTGGTGGGGGCTCTCGTGTGTATGTCTGGACATACGGGTTCGGGGTCAGTGTGACACGGGCTGGTTGATCATTCAAGCTGCCTTGCGTGCGGCGAGGATCTTCTCGATTTCATCGAGGTCGACGATGGCGCGGCCGTGGTAGTCGTGGCCGTGCTTGGTCAGCTTGCCGCGTTGGAGCCACTTGCGCATGGTGGCGGGCTTGACGTTCATGCCGAGCTGGGCGGCGGCGGTGTCAACGAGTCTGGGCACGGTTCCAGTGTGGGGCATGGGTGAGCCCCGCTCCCGGGGGATTTGGGGGCGGGGCTCGGTCCGTAGCGCGGCAGCCAGCTCGCGATCCGGGTGGGTGGTGCCTGATGCGGTCAGGCTACTGCGGGGGTCTGACAGCCGAGGGTCAGCACTCGCAGTTGTCGGTCTTCTGCTGGCAGTCCCAGCAGCGGGGGCAGCCGCAGCCGCAAGCGCAGTCGGCGTGGTCGGGGCCGAGGCCGTAGCAGTGGCAGCTGTTCTCTCCGCAGGCGTTGGGGTGGTCGCTCATGGGGCCATCATCCCTTTCCGGTGGTGTTCTTGGCGGCCTTCTCGGCGTCCCGGGCGGCCTGGGACTGTTCGTTGCGGCGGCGGAGTTCGTCGATGCTGATCGGTTGGAGTGCCATGATGCGGGTCCTGTCTCGTGAGGGGTGGGCCCCGGGGCGGCCGGTCGCCTGGCAGTGAGTCGGCCGCCCACGGGTGCTACTGGCCGCGCTGGCGGCGCATCTCGGTGGCGATGTCGGCGTGCGTCGCCCCGGCGTCGAGGGCCTGGTTCATGGCGGCGACGACGGTGTGGGCGTCGGTGCGCGCCTCGGGCCCGCCGTGGGCGAGCACCTCGCGGGCGGCCTCTTCGATGGCGGTCTGGCGGTCCATGGTCAGCGCTCCTCGCCGTCGGCGAGGCCGTCCCACGGCTCGTCGTCGGGGTCGGCGGCGGTGCGGGTCTCAGCGGCGGCTTCCTCGGCGGCCCACCGGGCCTCGTCCTGTGCGTCGAGGAGGGCCTCGGCGGCCTGGTCGTACTCGTGCATCTCCTCGCCGCTCATCACGTCGGCGGTGGTCATCTCGTCGTAGTCGCTCACGGTGTTCCTCTCGGTGGGTGGTTGCCGGGCTGTCCGGTTCCCCTCACCGCCCGGTCGTGCCGGGCGGATCGGGCAGCCGTCAGGCGGTGCGCTGGAGGTGGATGTGGGTGTGGTTGGGGCGGTCGGGCGGGGCTGTTTTGTAGATCAACATCCCCTTCTGGCTTTCGAGAGGGGCTACGCCCAGAAGCCGGTGACCTGCGCATTCACGGCAGGAGGGGCGGGCGGGGGGCGGTGGGGGAGGGGCCGACGAATCGGACATCCGGCGGCGCTTGCACGACCGCCACAGGGCCCCCGCCCCGACCGCCCAGAGGCCGAGCACCCCGGCCTCTGGAGAGGCCGCGTAGACCCCTGCTGCGGCCCCGGCGCCGAGCACGGCGAGGGTGATGACCCCGGCCCCGTGACTGCCCTCGACGGGCGCCTCCGGTTCCTCGTCGGGCTCTTCCTCGGGCTCGGGCGCGGGCCGGCTCTTCCGGCGGCTCACGCGACGATCCCGTAGAGGGCGCCACCGGCCCAGTTCGCGGCCTGCGCGAGCGGCACCGCCGCGAACCCAGCGACCCCGGCGCTGGTCCCGAGGCAGACGCCGCACCAGGCACCACGCTTGATGTCCGAGCCCCACCTGCTTCGCTTCACCGCGGCGAGCACGGCGACGGTGAGGAGGAGGACGAGCGCGGTCCCGGTCTGAGTGAGCGGCAGGTAGGAGGCCTTGCCGGCGGACTGTCCTGGCTCCCCGCCGACACCCCAGACGAGGGCGGCGTCCCCAAGCCACGAGGAGATCCAGAGGGTGGTGTCGGCGATCCAGCCGATGATGCCGCCGACGGTGAGGATGGCGAGGACGCCGTAGGACCAGGCGGCGAGGAAGGGGAGGAGGGCTCCGGCGTGTCCAGCGGGGTTACTGCGGAGGGTCTTGGTGCCCGGCCACCAGGTGACGAGGTGCCAGAGGAGCAGGGCAAGGCCGACGGTGACACCGCCGATGGTGACGACGTTCATGGGGTCCTCAGTGTGGGATGGCCGCGGCGAGTGCGGCGAGGGTGAGCACGAGGGTGAGGGTGGCGAGGAGGTGGGGTACCTCGTCGGCGACGAGCACGGTGAGCCCGGTGAGGCCGAGGAGGGCGGCGCCCGCGAAGAAGCAGAGGGCAGTCATGTGCTGCCCTCGGCGAGGGCGTCGCGGATGCGTTGGGCGCGGGCCTGGCCGATGCGGTAGGTGGCCTTGAGGCGGCCTACTCCGGGTACCTCGGTGCCGAACTCGGCGCGGGCGCGGGCGATGAGCGGGTCGGGGTCCGGGATGTCCCGGTCGCCTTCCGGCTCTTCCTCGTCGGGTACCTCGGGTACGGGTACCTGCTGCTCATCGGGTAGGGGTACCTGGGCGTGCACGGTGGTGCGGGTAGGGGCGCCTGCCGCGGCGAATACGGGGGCCGGTTGGCGGATGCTGCGGCGGCAGACGAAGGGGAGCAGCCGGGCCGTGGCGGGCACCGTGTTGGGCGGTGCGGGTACGGGTGCGGGGAGCGCCGGGTATACCTCGTCGGGCGCTTCGGGTACCCGCTCGACGGTGACTTCCGCCGGGGCCGGGGCCTGCCAGGGCGAGGCGACCGGGATGGTGGACAGCTCGGTGGCGCTGCGCCGCGCGGCGAGTTCCTGCATGAGCCGGTCCCGCTGTTCGGGGTCCAGGGCTGCGCCGGAGCGGGCGACGGCCGCAGCCAGCCGGTTCCGGCCCCAGGGGCGGAGCCGTGTGCGGGAGGCGAGGCGTACGGCGCGGGCGGACGCCCGGTCGCGGGTGATCTGCTCTGCGGTGCGGTCCCGGGTCGCGAGACCGAGGTAGGACAGCAGGCGTTCGCGGAGCTCGCGGCCGATCATGGCGGGTAGGCCGGTGGACAGGGCGTCGGGTCGGGCTACCCGGATCTCCAGGCCCATGGCGAGGTGCCAGAGCAGTCCGGCCATGACGGGGCCGATGATCGCGCGGACTGTGCCGCCGACGATGCCGGACTCGGAGTAGGCCGGGATGACCTGTACTCCGGTGATGACCCAGACGAGTACCCCGGGTACCCCGGCGGTTCCGGCGGCGGTGCGGGTGGCGGTGGCCGTCTTGTTCGAGCGGGCCATCAGGGCGCAGGCGAGTAGGGCTACCTCGGCGGCGGCGAACATGATCAGGCGTTCGGTGGTGTTGCGCATGCCGAGGTGGTGCTCGGCGAACCGCCAGGACGTGTCCGCGGTGTAGGCGGTGCAGACGAGGGCCCCGGCCGAGGCGACGATGACGGGCATCGGCGGCCACGTCCAGGAGCGGACGGTGGTGGTGACGAGCCAGGCGGTGCCGACGAGCACGAGTACGGCGACCGCGGTGATGGCGGAGGCCGGCCACGGGTGGGTGAGCGCCCAGTTGGTGAGGAGCGGCAGGTCCATCAGATCCCCTTCGCGGCGTCGGTGACGCGGAGGGCGTAGGCGTCGGGCGTCTCGCCGGGGTGGATGGTCGGGAGCGCCTGGGCGGCCCGTTCGATGGCTTCGTCGGCGACGACGTCGGGGAGCCCGGCGGTGAGGGCCAGGGTGGTGCGGTGCAGTACCTCGTTGAGGACGTCGAGGGTCAGCGGAACGAACGGGTCTTCGTCGCGGAGTGCGGCGGCGACGCAGGTGAGGATGGTGTGGGCGCGGGTCGGTGCGGCGAGGAGGGCCTGGAGGCCGTGGTCGAAGGCGTCGGTGCTCATCGGTTGGCCTCCTTGTCGAGGGCGGCGACGAGCTGCCGGAGGCGCATGTCCAGGTGGACGGCGGCGCGGAGCATCTCGCCCCGGTCGTGGATGTTCGCGGTGGCGTGCTCGGCGAGCGTCTCGCGGGTGCGGGCGAGGAGGAAGTCGAGCGGGAGGGCCAACCCGGCACGGTCGGTCTGCGGGTCGTGCAGCGGGGCGTACGGGGCGTCGGTGCTCACGCGGTCACCGCCGGGCGGGGGGCGCGGGGGAGGCCGAGCGTCAGCCGGTCGCGGCGCCGCATCGAGGCACCGTTCGCGGCGGCGCGGGTGGTGGTGTCCTGGGTGAGGGTGCGGCAGCGGTCGCAGTGGGCCTCGTGGGCGGCCCGCGCGGCGTCGGTGTACGACGTCGTCTGCGCGCCGCAGGTGCAGGCCCAGTCGCCGCAGAGGGGGCAGGCGTCGTCGCTGTCGTCGTCGAACGGCTGCATGACCGGGGCCGCGGGGAGGGTGCCGGTGCAGGTGCAGTCCTCGAAGGTGCGGCGGCAGACGGGGCAGCGGCGGTTGATGGTGCCGGTGACGCCGGTCTCGGTGGCGCGCACGGTGATGGTGCGGCCGTCGAGGTGGCGGATGGTGCCGACGGCGATGAGACGCCGGTCGGGCGGGGTGCTGCTCTGGGCAGCGGGCATGCGAAGATGCCGAAGGTCCATGACGAGGCTCTCTCTCGTTCTGGGCAAGTGCCGGGGCGCTGATACGCCTCGGTGCGTTAGGGGTCGGGCGACGCGGCCGCTCCTGGGTGTTCCACCACCCGGGGAGCTGTCGTCCGGCCCCGTTTCTATTCGGTTGTGCGGCCCTGGGGCCGGTACTTCTTGATCGCGTTGGAGACGGCGGTGTAGCTCTTGCCGACGTCCTTCGCGACCTTGTAGACGGTGCCCAGCTCGTCGAGTCCTTCGGCGAGTGCGGCGCCGCGCCGTTCGGCGGCTTCCAGTAGTTGGGCTTGGAGCTGTTCCACCAGCTCGTCTTCCCGTCTGAACCGGGCCCGCCAGGGGTCCTTGTTCATGCCGCTGACGCTATCACAGGGGGGTGTGATAGTCCAGGGTTCAGGCTGCGGCGTCGGCGTCGGCGTCGATGAGTGTCTTCAGCCCCGCCCACATGGCCGGCGGGTACGTGATGCCGCACCACGAGCACGTCACCACCCGCTCGCCGTGGCCGAGCCGGAGCACCGCGCCGCAGACCCCACCGTCGTCGTGGACCGCCGGGCAGGTCCCGATCCGGGTGCCGCGCACCTGGTCGACGGCGGGGGCGACGATCGACTGGACGTCGCGGGTGAGGTTGCGGATCTCCCCGGCGAAGAGGCCGGCCTCCGGCCATGACACGGCGATCCAGGAGAGGTTGGCGAGCAGTCCGGACACTGCGGCGGTCAGGCGGCCATGGACGCCCGGCCGACTGGCCAGCTGCTGCATGCATCGCTCCTCGCGGACTGCGGACAGCCAGTCCTCCAGGGTGCCGACCATCACGCCTCGTAGGTCGAGGATGTCCTCGCGGACCGGGAGGGGGGCGTGGCCGCCCTTCCCGGACCGACCCTGGCCGATGGCTGAGGAGGGGGCGAGGAAGGGCAGCAGCCCGTCGTAGAGGGCGGGGAGGCATTCCAGGCGGACGCGGGTGGCTCGGGTGCAGGCGGGGCAGAGCTGGCCGCCGGTGGGGTCGTGCTGGTCGCAGAGCTGGCAGAGGTCCACGGGTGCTCCTGATCGTGCGGTGGGACGGGTGTGCGGGGTGGCCGCCCGGGTGGGGTCCGGGCGGCCGTGGGGTCAGAGGTAGTGGCCGACGGGTACGTCGACCACGGGCCGGTCCTCGACCTCGGGCGGGGTGCCGGTCTCGCAGGGGCAGGTGCTGGTGTTGTCGTCCCAGAGGCAGGGCTGTCCGTAGGCGCAGGGCGGCGGCCCGGTCACGGGGTGGGCCCAGGGGCAAGCCCGGCGACCTGGCCGAGCGAGGCTTCCAACTCGCGGACACGGGCTTCGGCGGTCGCGCGCCGTTTCTGCTCGTCCTTCCATGCCTGCCGGTAGCTCTCGCGCTCACCGCAGATGGTGCGGAAGTGGCGGTCCTGCTGCTCGGCGTCGAGTTCGGCCTGCTCCAGCTGGCCGTACAGCTGGTCGAGGGCGTCGCTGGTGAGGTCGTCAAGCTTGATTCGCTCGGGCGTGGTGGTCATCGGCCCACCGTCTCGTCGTCTCCGAGGATCCGCCGGGCCACCACCAAGGCGTGCTGGTCGGTCTGCCGGGTCACCCAGGCGTCCCGCTCGGCAGTGTCGGCCGGGTCGGTCCAGACGCCGGTCGCCCCGGTAACCGTCGCGTCGTGCGCCACGGCCGCCGCGTCCAGCCAGTCGGCGAGGGCGAGCCCCACGCCGGGGTCCATCGCGGCGGCGTACTCGGCGTGCTGCGGGTCCATCGACGGCGGCCGACCACGGGAGCCCCTGTTGCCGTGGAGGAGCGGACGGGCTCCCCGGCCGTCGGGGTCCGCCTCGTCGACCGCCTTGAGGTAGCACGGCCGGTCTGTCTGCGGCGGGGCGCCCGGCAGCACGCCGGGCTGGTAGCGGACAGCCCAGCGGGAGGTGGGCCGACCGGCCTGGTCGGTAGACGCGGCGGTAGCCAGCTTGCGCAGCTCGCGCGCGGCGGCCCGCAGTTCGTCGGCGGGGGTGGGTGTGGTGGTCATCGGGCTGCTCCTGTGGTGGGGGCCCGGGGCGCGTGGCCCCGGGCCGGGGTGGGGTGGAGTCAGGCGGCGTCGTCGCCGAAGAGGGACATCCGGCCGGCCAGCACACGGTTGGACCACAGGACTTCGGTCCGGTCCTTCGCCGTCTTGGCGTTGCCGGTCATGGTCTGCTCGTCGGCCCGGTGCCAGCCCTCGTACAGCTCGTCGTACAGCGGGCTGGCGTATCCGGAGAGGACGACCGCGGCCTTGCAGTCGGTGAGCGCGGCCGCGAGCTCCCGGTGTGAGGTCTCGTCCTTCATCTCGATGCGGTAGTTCGACCACGGGCGGGTCGTGCCGAGGTACGGCGGGTCGACGTACAGCAGTACGTCCGACTGCTGGCCATACTTAGCGATCAGGTCCAGGGCGGGCAGCGACTCCAGGGACACGCGGCGCAGACGCTCAGCTGCGGCGGCGAGCCGGTCAACGTAGGCAGCCATGTAGCCGGGCATCGACGTGCCGGACCCGGCGGGGTCGATGTAGTGCCGCCACCCGGTGTTGCGGAGCGTCCCGGCGCGGCCCTGGGCCAGACGGCACCAGATGCGGCGCGCGAGCTCCAGCTCGTCACCGGTGCCGGTCACCGGCTCATGTGCGGCCGCGAGCTCGGCACGGCTGTGCGGGGTGAGCGCGCAGGCGCGGATCAGTTCAGACGGCCGGTCGCGCAGGACCCGCCAGAACGTCATCAGCTCGCCGTCGAGATCGTTCACCGTCTCCATGGCCGCGGGCTGCTTGGCGAGGAGGACGGACATGCCGCCGCAGTACGGCTCGACGTAGTGCTGGTGCGGGGGCAGGACGGACGTGATCCAGGGGGCGGTGCGGCCCTTCGCGCCGAAGTACGGGACGGGCGACTTCACGGCATGTCTCCTGTGATGGGTGGTGGGATGCTGGGGTGGGCGCCCCGCCGGATAGCCGCCGGCGGGGCGTCTTGGCGTGTCACGGGGTGGGGCGCTGCTGGTGTGCGGCGGTGCGCGCCTGGTGCACGTCGTGCCGTCGGACGCGGGTCCCGGAGTGGCTGGTGCACAGCTGGCCGGGCTGACTGCCGCAGGTCGGGCAGGCGACGGCCAGGGCGGGGAAGGTGGCGGGGCGTTCGGGCATGTCGTTGCTCCGGAGGTCGAGTTGGCCGGGGATCGGTGTGGGCGGGGGCTGGTCGAGGAGGGCGCGGGTGCGGTCCAGGGCGGCCGTCACGCGGCAGCCGGTACGGCAGCTGCCAGGCCTGCGAGGACACCGGTCACGCGGTGGATGGACTGGAGGTCACCGACCTCGCCGGTGGTCGCTCCTCGGGGAACATCGATTCCGCGGCTGCGGCAGTACCCGAGCTGGCGAGGCGTCGGGGGCTTGGTGCGCCACGCGGCGTGCTTCGTGATGAACGCGGCGGGAGCCAGAGCGCGACCGGCGCGCTCCGCCCACTGCATCGCCTCGGGCAAGGGCATCGCGGGGTCCGGGTTCGGAGGCCGGACCCCCTGCCCCGCGTCCCAACGGCGCACCCGGTACGTCCGGCCGCCAGGGTCTCGGGCCAGGAAGAGAAACAGCTCCTGCCGCAGCGGGATGAACCAGACGCCGGCCTCGGTGCGCAGCCACTGCGTGCTGGACCGGCCGAAAAGGTCCATCTCTTCGAACTGCAGCTGGTGCACGGCCAGGCGCCGCTTCTCCTCGGCCCGGTACTCCTCGACTACCTCGCGCAGCGGCCGGTCCTCGGGGACCTCGCCGATCTCCTGCGCGGTCAGGTCGACGATGCTGGCCAACTTGTGGCGAGTCGAGGCGCCCATGACGTCGAGGACCAGGGCGTCGCGCTTCCCGTCGTGGAGGCGGAGGCCGCGGCCGACCATTTGGCAGTACAGACCGGGGCTCTTGGTCGGGCGGGCGATGACGACGCAGGACGTCCACGGGGCATCGAATCCCTCGGTGAGAACCATGCAGTTGGTGAGGACCTGCACGGCGCCGCTCTTGTACCGTGCCAGCTCTCTGGCCCGCTGGTCACGCGGCATGTCGCCCCAGATGGCGGCAGCTGAGATCCCAGCGTCCGTGAAGGCGTCCGCCATGGACTGGGCGGTGGCCACCGTCGGGGTGAAAACCACCCCTGGCCGGTCCGCAGCGTGTTCGGTGTATGCGGCCGCGATGGTGGCGGCAGCGCCGGAGTCGTCGAGCGCTTGGCCGAGCTGCCCGTCCTGAAGGTCACCGCCGCGCGTCTTCACGCTGTCGAGGTCGAGGCCGGCCACCGTGACGCGCTTCCCGCGGACGTCGCAGAGGTAGCCGTCCCCGATCATCTCCAGGATGTCGAGGGAGAACACGACGTCCTGCCAGACCTCGGCCAGGCCGCCGTCCGTGCGGGTCATCGTCGCGGTGAACCCGGCGATCGGTGTGCCTGCCCACGCCCCGAAGTGCTCAAGGACCGTGCGGTACGTGGCGGCGGCAGCGTGGTGGCACTCATCGACGATCACCATGCCGATGTCCTGGATGGCTTCCCGGCGGCGCTTCACGGCCAGGGTCTGCACCGAGGCCACGACGACGTCCATGAAGCGGTGGTGGTTCCGCTCGGCCTTGACGATGCCGACCCTCAGGTCCGGGCAGACCGCGCGGATCTTCGAGGCGGCCTGCTCGATGAGTTCCTCGCGGTGCGCGATGACCAACGCTCGTTTACGGCCGAGCTGTTCGCGCATCTGGGCAATCAGGTTCGCGAACACCACGGTCTTGCCGGCGCCGGTCGGCAGGACGATCGCGAGACGGTTGTTCGGGCCAGCCCATCCGGCGGTGAGGGCCTGGATAGCGGCGGTCTGGTAGGGGCGCGGGGTGAAGGCGTTCGTCACTCGGGTCACCTCGTTGTGAGTGCTGGGGCTTTGCAGGGACTGCAGGGAGCCGCAGGGGGTGGTGCAGGGACCTGCGGAGCGTTGCTGCGGCGCTCTGGTCTGCGGTTTTGCAGGGACGCAGGGACTTGCAGGGAGAACCTCGTATGTCTGTGCAGTGAGGGAGCTGGAGAATTTCGCATCACATGCAGAGGCATGTGTGGTGTGCGATGTGTGTGTGATGCGCGTGGTGTGGGGGAGCTGGGCCCAAGTCCCTGCAAGTCCCTGCCTCCCGGCAAGGGGGCAGGCCAGGGGTCGTGCAGGGAGCCGGTCAGCTCCCTGCCCGGGTCCCTGCCAGGTCCCTGCGGTCCCTGCATCGCGCGGGGTCGTCACTGCCCGGATCCGGCGCGCTCGTGTGCCTCGACGCGCCACCGGTTCGAGCAGCGGTGCGAGTCCCACACGCGGATGATCCGCAGGTCACCGAAGAAGCGGCCGTCCCTTGCCTTCAGCCAGCCGCCGAGGACGTTGGCGCTCGGGAGCTCGCCCGTCTTCGGGTGGCGGGGTACGTGCTCCGAGAGAGTGCTGCCCGCGGTTCCGGCCGTGATGATCTCGTCGCCGAACCGCTCGCGCCACGCGATGAGGAGGGCGGCCCACTCGGCCGTCTCCGAGTCCTGCTTCATCGCGTCGGCCCGGTCGGTCATCCACCCGGGGACGCCAAGGAATTCGAGGAGGCCGGCCAGCATGCTGGCCCACTCGGAGTAGTCGCCCTTGCGGGTACGGACGATCGGGGCTCCGGCCGCGATCCAGGCGCGGACCATGGTGACCAGGGCCGCGACGACCGTGGACGCGTTGGCGCGGAGCCAGGGCCGCAGGTCGCCGACCTTGAAGCCGTCCCGCTGGTCGGGGTCGGGCACGTTCGGGTTGATACGCACCCACATCGCACGGCGCCCATTGTCCCCACCGGTCTGCAGCCCGTTCCCAGTCAGGATCCACAGTCGATCGTTCGGCATGGTGACGGCGGCGCTGGCACCGAGGACGCGGTCGCCCCATGTCTCGGCGGTGAGCAGGGCGGACAACACGGGGCTCTTCACGGTGTAGCCGTTGGGCAGGTTGTCGAGGACGATGACCGGCTGGCCGGTGGTGTAGAGCTGCGTCGTGATTGACTTCCGCAGTTCGGTGTCGTTCTCTGGCCACGGCGTATCGCTGGACCCGTAGGCGTACTTGAAGATGTCCTTAAGGAGGCTCTTGCCGGATCCGGCCGAGGTCGAAGACAGGATGAACATTGGCGTCGGGCCGTGGAAGTACGGCCGCAGGATCGGCGTGAGGAGCGCGCCGAGGTAGTGCGCCCGGTCTGAGGGCTTTTCCCACGGGAAGTCGGCGAGCATCTGGTGCAGGACGATGTCCTTGGCTTTGGCCAACGAGTCCGCGGTGACCTCGGCGCGCAGCCGCCGGAGCGCAACGCGCGGGTGCAGGTAGAGGCCGGTCTCCCGGTCGTATCCAGGCGCTTGGAGGAGGGACCCGTCGGGCCGGATCACGGGGGAGGTGACGATGCCGCGCAGGGGCGGCAGGGGCCAGTCCTTCCGGCCGAGGATCGTGCCGCAGGTCTTGGGCATGAGGAGTTCTCGCTCCTCGGATTCCATCTCGGTCTTGGGGTCGGTGCGGATGGTGTAGCTGGTGAGGTGGTCGGCGAGGTACGCGCGCAGGTTGTCCGTACCGAGCGCCTTCACCTCGGGGTTTCCGCTGTCGTCGTGGTGGACCCAGCAGGGGCCGCCGCTGCGCTTGTAGAGGTCGGGCAGATGCTCGGTCCGCATGAGGTCGAGGACCCCGTCGATGGCGTCAGCCTCGTTGGTGATGTCGAGCGTCGGTCGGGCGGTCGGTACCACCTGGAGATCGGGCGGGGTGTGCCCGTGCTCGGGCGCGGCGTCGGAGTTGAGCGCTGCGGACCCATCGCTGAATGGGCCACCCGGCGCCGGGGCCGGAGCCAGCCGACGCCGGGCAGGTTTGGAGCCGAAGCCTCGGCGGCGGAGCTCGGCGGCCGCGGCCTTGTGGTTGCCGCCGTGCTCCAGCAGCGCGTAGGCGCCGAACTTGCTGTAGGGCACCTCCGGCAGGAAGTCGGAGCTGGTGGTGAAGACGAATAGGCGGTCCGCGTCGCCGCGACCGGTCGTTGCCTTCACCCCGCCCTTGCCGTCGGCCCACGCCCAGTAGGTGACGCCGCCGCGCGTGGTGACCGGCTTGAAGATCCCGGCGAGGATCTCGGACCAGTCGGCGCGGGCCTCGAAGTCGTCGCCCGGCCGCAGCCCCCCGTCGGGGAGCGGCTGCGGGCGCGGCGCGGTCTTCGGCGCCTCGGGGACCGGCAGGGCGTCGACCATCCGGCACACCTCGTGGATGGCGTCCAGGACGTCACCGGCGATGGTGGGGATGGTGTCCGGCCCGCCCTCGATACGCAGGTAGGGGCGGCCGGTGGCGTGCACTGTGCCGGAGCTCGGTTCGACCAGGCCATAGCCGCCCTCGCCGCGGGTCTCGATCTGCACGCGAACGATGCGGGCGCCTGGTTTCTCGGCCAGGCGCTGCTTCTCCTCCGGGGTGTACTCGTCCGGGCGGGCCAGCCGACTGGCCAGCTTGGTGTTGCCACGCACCGGGGCGCCGTCGGGGCGGACCCGGAAGTGCCGGCCGCCGGACGGTGACTCACTGGCCCAGCCGGTGAGGATGGCCTGCCATTCCTCGCCGAGCCCGGAGGCGCCCATGATCTCGGTGACGTCGTCGAGGAGTCCCTCCTCGACAGCCGTCCCCTCGAACTCGATCAGTTCGACGTTGCCGGAGACCGCGCCGTACGCCACGGCGATGCCAGCGGCCTTGCCCGCCGGGAACCAGGTGTCGTGCTCCTCCGGGGTGGAGCGGTTCACCTTGTATGGGGTCCAGGAACGGACGGATGGCGCCTTGCTGCCGTCGGCCTTGATGGGGAGTACGCACAGCCCAGCGTCGTCATACTCGCGGGCGGCTGCCCGCATGTCGGGCGTCTGCGCGTCGGTCACTGGTGGTTCTCCTGGCGTGAGGGGCAGACGGTGCGGTGGATGTCGGAAGCGGTGGCGGTGAACGCGGCGACCGCGGCGGGGCCGGTGACGATGTCGCTGCGGTAGTCGCAGGGGATGCACTCGTACCGAGCGCGCGGGGGGCGGTCCCGGTCGCCGAAGTCGACGAAGAGCGCGCCGACGATGCGCCGGGGGGTCGGGCTATTCATGGGTGCCTCCGTCGCTCTCGGCCAGGCCGAGAAAGGCGAGGAGGTCGGCGCGACGGACGCGGACGATGCGGCCGAGCGGGACGACGGGAACGGGGAACTCGCCCTGGCGGATGAGCCGGTACCCGAGGTCGCGGCCGATACCGAGGGCGGCGAACGCGTCTTCCGCCTTGGCCATGGCCGGGAGGTTGAGGACCTCCTGGGCGCTGAGTGCGGTGGGAGTGCTCATGCGGGCACCGCCTCGGGACTCGGCGTGCTGGCGTCGACGAAGCTTCGTCCGGCGCGCTCGCACGGGACGAACAGAATGAGCAGGTCAACACCTATGACCTGCGCGATGCGCTCGGCCTTCTCGCGCGGCAGGAACCGCTGTTCTCCGGAGAGCAGCGCGCCGACGGTGCCGAGGGGAAGGGAGGTGAGCGAGGCGAGGTCGCGGGAGGTCAGGCGGGCGCCCGTCCCGCTGCGCTCCATCACCTTCGCGAGCAGCTGCCGGTCGTAGACCCGGCACATGGGCGCTTGGGGCATGTTCACCTCACGGAATGGTTCGTTCATTTTTCTGAACGCCCTCAGCATTCCATTGCCTGAACGGATTGTCCAGACAGTTGAAGATTGGGGGTGCCGTGAGCCCTGTGCGCCCCCGTGGCGCTCTAGCGCTTCCGTGTCATTGCCTGAACAATCCGTTCAGGTCGCGTGACGCCCCAACCCTGCGACATGGTGAGATAGGGCCGCGCGCGAGTGATCACCCTGAACAGCCATCGCACTGGAGTGACAGGATGAACGTCATGATCGAGAACAGGCCGGATGCCGAGGCGGCCTCCGAGACGACCGAGTTCGCTGACCTCATCAGGGAGCGCCGGGCGGCCTTGGGGCTATCTCTGAGTGCGTTCGAAAAGCTCGCGGTCGACCCGAAGACGGGCACGCGGGTGAAGTCGGGGTGGGTCTACCGCCTGGAGACCGGGGAGCCGGTGATCCCTCCCCGCCTCCCGCAGCTCAAGGCGCTGCGGGAGGCGACGGGGCTGCCGCTGTACCAATTGCAGGACGCGGCGGGGGCTCAGTTCTTCGGAATCGAACGAGTGTGGGCGGAGAGTGGCGAGGCGAGCGCCCTCGTTCGGCGCACAGCGAGGCTGACCGAAGATCAGCGCGAGCAACTCCTGCGCCTGATCGATGCGTTCGCGCCACCAGGCGAGGATGAGTGCTGACCTGCACCCTTAACCTTGACATTACCCAAAGTGATACCCCTCGAAAGGGTGTAGGCATCAACACTTTGTAGTGACATGATGTCGGCATGTGACGGAGCGCACACGAAGCGGGGGACTGTGCTCCGGGAATCGAACATATGAACGAAGCGGGGGCGAGGATGGACATCGCAGCAGCATCGCAACCGGCGACCCTTGGGTACGCCGTGAGCGCCGACCTCCCCACAGGCCGACGAGTGGTACCCGTTACGACAGCGACCGGGGTCGTAATGGTTGTACGGGAGGGCAAAATTACTCCCGAGGTCGTCAAGGAGATCGTCGAGATGTACGACGCGCTGACCGCGCTCGGGCTGATCGTCCAGGAGGAGTGACCCGTGGTCGCATCGCGCAGAGCGGGGAGTATCACCAGGCGGTGTGAGTGCCGCGGCCCCGGTGGGCACCTGCTCGGTTCGACGTGCCCGAAGCTGACGAAGAAGGGCCACGGGTCCTACGCCGTCCGCCAGGAACTTCCGCTCGATGAGAACGGCAAACGCCGGCCGTTCCGCCGCGTCGGCTACGCGAAGGTGACAGAGGCGCAGGAGGACCTCGACAAGCTGCGCAGCATCCTCGACCTGGTCAGCGATGACGACGAGGATGCCGCACGACGTGTCGGCGACCTGCTCCAGGGCGTCATGCGTGACCGCCGCCCCATCCCCGACGCTGCCGAGGTCCGTAAGCGGCTTGGTGTCGGTGTGGACCTCGACGGCAAGATGACGATGAGCCAGCTGTTCGACTCCTGGCTCGGCTCCAAGAAGACGCGCTCTACGACGACGAAGGGCTACCGCTCCCACGTCCGCGTCCACCTGGACCCCAGGGTGGGCCACCACAGGGTGGACCGGTTCGGCGTCGGCCAAGCGCAGCAGATGTTCGACGATATCGTCGACCAGGCCGACGTGATCCGTGCGGAGAACGCCGCTCGCCGGGAGCAGGAGCAGCGGGCGAAGTGGGCCCGGGGCGGCCGCCCGCCGGCGACCGAGCGCCCGCGGCTGGAGGAGGAGCGCGCACGGCTGGCGGCAATGCCCCCGTACCGGCGCGTTACCGGGCCCGCCACCGCGCAGTCCATTCGTCGCACTCTGCGCGCTGCGTTGAACTACGCCATCAAGAAGCAGGTGACGACCTTCAACGCGGCGCAGCACGTAGAGCTGATCCCCGCTGCCCGGCCGAAGGGCCTGCTCTGGACGGACGAGCGCGTTGCCCGGTGGCGGGAAACCGGCCGCAAGCCGAGTCCCGTGATGGTGTGGACCCCCGCACAGCTCGGCGCCTTCCTGGACGCTGCCGAGGGGCACGAACTGTATGCCTTCTTTCACCTCGTCGCTCATCACGGGTTCCGCCGAGGCGAGGGAGCGGGGCAGGACTGGGAGAACGTCAGCTTCGAGCGGCGGACCGTGACGGTCGCGACGGAACTGGTGGTCGACGGCTGGACGCCGATCGAGACCAACCCCAAGACGTCCGGCTCAGCGGGCACCGTGAAGATCGACGTGGGTACCGTCGCGGTGCTGCGCGAGCACAAGGCACGCCAAGAGGCTCAGCGCGAGAGGCGACTGAAGGCCGGGAAGAAATGGGCCGACACGGGCAAGGTCTTCACCCAGGCCGACGGCTCATGGGTACACCCGGAGACGTTCAGCGACGCGTTCCGAGTGATCCTGGCGACAACGGACCTGCCGCCCATCAACCTGCGGGACCTGCGTCACGGCGCGGCCGCTCTTGTGAAGGCTGGCGGCGGCGACCTCCACGACGCAAAGGTGAAGCTGCGTCACTCCACGATCGTCCTGACGAGCGACACGTACATGGAACTGTTCGAGGACTACGAGGACGAGCTGACCGAGCGCGCGGCCGCCGTCGTGCCGAGGGCCAGGAAGGCACCCGGGGGACAGCCGCAGGATGCGTCGGAGTAG